CCCCGTAAAGCGCCCCTGATGCCGCCTCGCGTGCGATCTCCGCCCCTGCCTGTACAACCGCAGCAGGAATCTCTTCGAACGCCGGCAGCGGCTTTGCACTGAGCCACGTATTAGCCATCAGCACCGCGCGAGCAGGGTCGCCAGTACCGGCCCAGCCTGCACCGAGCAGCGCGTCTACCTGCGCGACAGTGATGTAATCCATGGGTTACGCCTCGGGTAGCAGCTTGAGCATCTGAGCCTTGGTCGCATTCGGCTCGAACTCAATGCCGAGGCTCGTCAGGTGTTCTTTCAGCTTGCCAGCGCTGAGCTTGGTCGCGTCTACTGGATCTGTATCGGGCTTCGCGTCAGCGCCGCCCTTGGATTGTTCCGCCTGTTCGCGGCGCATTCGGTTAAATGCTGCAAGTCCCATGATTCTCTCCAGAGAAACGGGGGCCGAAGCCCCCTATTCCTTAGCCGTTGGTGATGACTGCGGCCATGCGCACGTTGCCGCGCTCGTAGACGCGGCTCCAGTTGGCGGCGTTCTGCAGCTCAGCGTTGGTCGGGCTTGAGCCGGCTACGCTTGCGCTGGTGAAGGCCACGCCACGCGGGTGCATCAGGAAGTGGCTACGAGTGATGAGTATGTCTTCACCGGCCAGAGAATCACGATCAGTCTCGCTCGGCACCGGAGCGCCGCCTTGACCCATGCCCAGCGCACCGCTACCGAACAGGTAGGAGGTGTACTTAGGCGCGCTGGTGCCGTCGCCTGCAGTGACGGGCATGCTACGGTCAACGATGATGCGAAGGCCGCGATAGGTCTCGATTTCCAGAGCGCCCTGGCTTTCCTTCTCGAAGGAGATGCCGTCGATCTTCTTCAGGTTGTGGTAAACGGTCGGATGAACCGCGATGCCGGAGATGGCGCCGATCACGTCACCAAAGGTCGCCTGGCCGTCAACGAACGCATCAGCGCTGAACTTGGTATCAGCCGTCACGTTGGCAAGCAGCGGGACCGACACGTCTGCAATCATGTCGCTGCTGTTGGCGGAAACGTTCTTGGCGAATACGCCAGCCAGCGCGGACAGACCGACAGCCTGATAGCGGCGCGCCCAGTAGGCAGCGACCAGATCAGCAATCGCGCCCATCGGGTCATCGCCCGAGAGAGCCTTGGCCAGGTCGTTGACCGACCACGCCTTACCGCGCATCAGCAGCACGGCCTTGTCTTGGCCGGCAGTGATCTTGGCAGGGGTCAGTGCGCCGCTGTCGGTCAGCACCTCATCAACGCCGGTCAGGTCTTTCCAGAACGGCATATTGATCAGTGTGCCGCCCGAGCTGGCGAGGCGGTTCAGTTCGGCGTCGTTGGACACGATGCCGCCCATGTAGAACTTGGCGAGCTCGGTGGTTCGCTCCAGAACGTAGGGGTTGAATACTTCGGGGACGATAACGTCAGAAATCTTGGTGCTCATGTGTTACTCCGTTAGCGGGATGCCGCTTGTTTAAGCTGCGCCGCCATCTGCGGATTCTCCCGCGTGATGCGCGCCTGCTCGGTTAGGTTGAAGCTTTCACCCTTGGCAAAAGGGTTGGTATTAGCGGCCCCGCCGCCCATGTTGTTGTTAGGAGCCCCGCCCCCGGTTACCCCGCTGGCATCAACCAGAAAGGGGTATTTGCTCTTGAGATGGGCCAGCACCTTGTCATGCTCGACCTCTACGCCGCCGATCTCGAAGCGGACCCCGGCGTCTGTGTGCTTGGCCAGTTGCGCGACCTTCTCGGCTAGTAGCTCGGAACGGTCGCGATCTTTCGATAGCTGACCTGCCAGGCGCTGCGCTTCCAGGCTGATTTCCTGGCGCTGCACCTTGCTTTGGAATTCGGTGAACTTGTCGGCAAGCTCTTTCTTGGCTTGCTGCTCGCGTTCGTACAGGGACTTGAACTCCCCTTTTTCGCGCTGGCGTTCCTCTTCGGCGGCTGTCTGAGCCTCTTCGAGTTCGCGGGCGCGCTGCTTGGCGGTTTTGGTTTCGCCTAGCAATTCATCGAGCTTTGCTTTCAGTCCGCCCGTCTCTTTCTCGACTGCTGCCTTCATTTCGTCGGCGGTGAATGCCTCGACTTCTGTACCGTCTTGCAGAATCAACTTGGCCATGTGCCCTCCGGGCGTATGGAGCCGGTCACTGACCAGCAGGCAATAAAAAACCCGCACTAGGCGGGTTCGGTTTGAATCTTGGTTGGCGTTACATGATGACGCGCTCGCCTTTCATGGCGCACAGGAAGCAGACGCGCTGCTTCGTCGCTGTCTTGCCAATGCCGATCTTCGTTTCGATGTACTCACGCCCACCGCAACGGTGACACTGCGGCATAGCGCGGGGCTTGGGAGCCTTGCGCACACGGTCGCGCACCTGCTCGGCAGGCGTGTCGGGTGGCTTGGAGCCTTCGATAACGGTGAATCGGCGTTCGGTCATGCGGCCAGTTTAGCGAACGCAGCGGCATCGCGCTCGCGCAATTCCTCAAGGGTCAGGTAACGACCGTTCGGGGCGTACAGGTCCGGCAGTTTCAAGCCACCCTCACGGATCAGCCTGCCACGTTCGACGCCTAAAACCTGATCCTGCCGCGCTGCTGATTGGCGCTGCAGCCAGGACGCGAAGGTTGTCTCAGCCGGCACCTGTCCATCCATGCTGGCACGCTCGCTCGGGCTCATCTCGTCAATGGGAATCCCAAGCTCGCGCCATGATTTCGTCACCGGCGTGGAGGTCGAGCGGCAGTTCCAGTGGATGCGTCCAGGCCCGGCCAACCATTGAACCTTGTGCCCGATCGGCTTGTGGGTCTGCGCCTCGTACTTGAGGCCGTCACGAATTCGGCATGGCTCGCTGGTCTTGGTGTCGAGCGTGCTGCGCCAAACCTCCGCCTTGATCAGGTCGCTGTTCGCCTCGTTGAACTGCTCGCGCGCCACTTGCGCCGTGTGGCTGATCGCCGTCTGTACGACCGCCATCAGATCGCGCCGGGGTCGCTGTAGCAGTCCGTCAGCAAAGCCCGCTGCCTTGGTGCCGCGAATGCCGCGAACGATCTCTGAGGCCGTCTTGCCTTCGACGTAGCCGATGCGGATAGCATTCCGAATCTTCGTCATGCGCTCGGCTTCGATGTGGCTCGCCCACTCCTTCAGCAGCCGCCCCTGGAATGGCCTCGACATGGCCGCGCTGTACACCTGGGCAGGCGCTACCGAAGCAATCGAATAGCGTACCTGCACGGCTGCGGGAATGGCTGACTGGTACAGATCGGCCTGATAGCCCGCCTCATACGCAGCAAAGGCCTGCAGCTCATCGCCCAGCGCCTCAGAAACGCTCGCATAGGCCGCTGCGTTCAATTCCCGCACCGACCCCAGCAGGCGCTCCAATCGTTCGACTGTGAACGAATCAGCAGGCATCCGCTCAAGGGCTGCGGCCAGTTCAGCAGCAAGGTCCGCGTCCGTCTTGTTCAGCAGCGAGATCATCCGGCGAATGACGCCTTCGGAATACTGCTGCAGGTCGACGGAATGGGCTGTCAGTTCATCGAATAGCAGCTCATTGACGGTTGCCATCAGATCACCCCAAGCGCCGGCCCCTGGCTAGCGATGCGTTCCTGTTCTTCCTGCCAGTTGTATTCGTCGCTGATCACGCTGCGGCGCTGCATCTCGGCGAACAGGGTTTCATCGGACAATTTGCCGGCGCTTGCCATGTTGAGCAGCAGAGGCAGCGCCACTTCAGGGATAAAGTCTGCGTCGAAATTCCCGCGCATCTCGACAGCACCACCTTCCGGCAAGCCGCGATAGTCCGCGAATATCTGCAGCATCTGCGCGATACAGTCAGCGAATTGCGAGGCCATACGGGCCAGCGGGGACAACTCTTGCGCCGCCTCCTCGTTCGCCTGTGCGGCCGTCTTGGTCTGCTGCTTGTCTTTCTGCAGCAGCTTGGCGCCGGCCATACGCATTTCTTCGATCAGGTCTTGCAGCGATTCCCGGCCAGCGGTGATAGCGGCCCCGGTGTGCTCGACGTACTTCGCATCGCCGTCTTTCGGCATACGGGTCGCGCTGCCGGCGCTGATGACCAGCTTGAATTGCTCGTCATCCGTGAACATGAACAGCAGCGGGACGCGGGCAACGTGTAGGAGGTTGTCCTGATCGCTCTGCGACTGCCAGTGCTTGATGTTGAGGTGCGCCAGTTCGAGCAGTGGCGGGCGCGCCGTCATCATGCCAGTGCGGCCTGCGTAGAAGGTCACCCACGGGATATACGTCAGGCTTGTGCCGCCCTCATCGTGCAATGCCCAGCTGCCACCTTCCTGCTTGCGGTAAGTGCGCCACAGGCCAGGCTCAAGGACTCGGACCTGCTCAACCACTTTGACGCCGAAGTCACCATCAGGCACCTCGATCGATTCGGTAAAGCGAACCTGCAGCAGCCTACCGCCATCGGCACGCCAGCCCAGCACGCGCTCCGGGTGAATCAGTACGGCATACGGGCGAACCCCTGCCGCTTCCTCGTCCGCTGCGGTCTGCAGCTCGCCGGCTTGCGGGTAGTCGATCAGCGCGTGACACAGGCCATAGCTCAGTGCCGTGCGGAAATACTCGACAGCCCACGCATTAAGGTCGTTACCGCCTAGGTCCACGTCCTCGCACAGCTCAGCCACAACAGGCGGCACATCGTCGCCAATCTGCAAAGGCTCAGCGAAAACGCGGCTGGTATTGCTGTTCACTGTCTCGGCATAGGCAGGCAGCAGCGTGGAGAGGCGCAGACGCGACAGATAGGCGTCGTCTTCCTCTGCCGGGTACTGAGGCAGCAATGCTTTAGCGGCGTTGCGCATCGCAGCGGTGCCACCCATCAGCGGGGCGACGATAGCCCAATCCTGGCGCATGGCATCCACGGCGGGGATCGTCTGGCTCGGGTCGTTGCTGCTGCTCATGGGCGTTACATCCGTAGCGATTGGGTTGTAGTGATGCGCTTGATGATCGGGAAGCGGTGAACGACGAAGTAGCCGAAGGCATCTGCCGGGTCTTCCGTGCCGTCCTTGTTGGGCTCGCCTTGTTCGTTGTAGGCCTGCTGCTCGAGCACCTGAGTGGTGACCGGGCATTTGTCGGTATTGATCTTCAGCCGTCGCACGCCCTCGCCATTGAGGAGCATTGCGTTGACTGCCAGCACACGGTCACGAACCATCGGGTTAGCCGGGTTGACGCGAACCGTGAAGCCGGCCTGTTTGAGCAAGCTGTGGTCTGACTCGCTGCCGTTGACGCTCTTACGGTTCTTACCGCTGGCGTCGGGGTAAACCGTGATCTTGTGGCCGGGGAATCGCTGCTGAAGGGCTGCAATCATTGCCGGCGTGTCGAATAGGCTGGTCAGCTCATCCAGTTGGCGCGGCTCACCGTCACGCATAACGAAGACAGTCGCGGCCATCCGGTTGATGTTGAAGTCCATCCCGACGTGCAGATCCTCACCAGGGCGAATCGTCTCGTCGGTGTGATTCAGTCGCCGGCAGAAGTTCGGGTAAACCGATCCGCTCACAAGGTTGACGAACTGGCCGTCAATGTAGGCGTCGACCAGATTGGCCGGGTACGACTCACGCAGCGACGGAATGTAGTCCTTCGGCAGGTTCTTCGCGTTCTGCCTCGTACTGGCGTGAACGATGCCGTACAGAGGCCGCTGGGCTGGATTGGCGGCCAGCTCCTTGACGAACTTGCGATATACCCAGTTGAACCCTTCCGGCGTGGTCGTCACGTCGATGGTGTTCTCATCCCGACCCGGCCAGACGGTCGACATACGGGCAATGATCTTCTTCCAGGCGCTGTCAGCCTTCTTGATCGGCATACAGTCGATTTCGTCGACCAGCGCATGCGCGATGTTGAAACCCACGATCCGATGCGGGTGCTCCATGCACTTGCATACGATCGTCGACAGGTATCGGC